AAGAGAACGTGATTCTCTCGAAGGAAGAGCACGTAAAAAACTATCTTAAGGATCTCGTCGCTACTGAGGAAGCGATGGAACCCTTCAAGGAACATAAGAGAGATGTCCGGAAATCTTACATTGATGAGGGATATTTGACCAAGGAAGAAATCTGGGCTGCTGTTAAGGCTTATCGGATGATCAAGGGCGAGAAAGACATGGATGCCCTTATTGAAGCATATGATCAAGTAAAGAAGATGGTGCTTTAATGACAAGCGGCAACAACAAGCGAAACAACGGCCCAAAGAAGAAGACGCGCCAGGGGTGTAGTACTTTTACTAAGTGGGGCTCCGCAGGTCCTCAGGGTCAGTCAAAACATTATAAGAAGAAGTATCGAGGACAGGGAAAAAGATAGGCCTTTAGGCTTGACAGCGCGTTCTTAGTTTGCTATATTAAGAACATGGGCGATTATCTCCTCGGCCTTATAAGCCGTAGAAAGAGTAACTGGTCACATCTGGGTTCGAGCCCCAGATCGCCCACTGGTTGGAAGAAATGAGCACACCGATTACACCCATTAAGAAAATATCCATGAATAGTCAGCAAAGATATTTACAAGAATATGAAAAATATAAACATATACAGATCGACAAGGGCGAATACCATATGAAATCCAATCCGACGATCAAAGTAATGATTATGAGTATCAACGAAGCAGCAGAGCGTGCGCTTGTAAAGACACTTAAATCTGGAAATGAGAGGGAAAGAACGCTTCATTGGTGTAGAAAGAATCTTGTGAGATCTAATTAAATATAAAGAGGGAGTTATTTCTTATGGCGACAGCAGCGGATTTGAGAGCCCTTGCAAAGAAAAAGACCTTCATGGAGAAGGTTGCCTTGGCTGAAATTCTTTGTGTAGAGGAAAGTGAAAAACTCTTTCTAAAGGAAGGGGTTAGATATAAATTCCTAAAATTTGACGCAGAAGTAAAGCTTGTAATCGTTCAGCAGATATCACCCTATACCACTAGACTGACACATACGATGGTTGACCCCCTTAAGAAGAGAATTGCTTCGGAAGTACACAAACGCTGGCATGTCACCATAAAGGTTAAGAATAGTATCTGGGAAGGTAAAACCGGAACAGCCGCCTCGTCAAGGTAATAGAATAATTCTTCCTTAATAACCTATATTTTTGTTGGTATACTTAAAGATGCGTATGTTAAAAAGATGGAACTAATATCAACTCGAAAATGTATGGCCCGCGACGTTGGATTCAACGGGAATTTATTTGGCGGTCAGATGTTGGCGTGGTTAGACGAGGCAGCCGTGGCATACGCATGCCAGGTTTGTGAGACTCCACGCATGGTCACAGCAAAGATGAGCGAGGTAGAATTTTTGAAGCCGGTACGCACTGGTCAGATAATTAAGATTTACGGGTCTGTTAGGTCCTTTGGAGACACCAGTGTTGTTTTTGATATCCAAGCCCGCCGGCGCAGCCCTTACAACGGTAGCGAGAAACTGGTTTGCTCCACAACGATGACTTTTGTACGGATCGATGGAGATGGTGAACCTGTAACGATTAACTCACACATAAAGGGACGTTATAGTACAGAATAAAGTTCTGTCTTTATATTTTCAAAACTCTAGTTACCAATAGGAGTATGGAAACGAAGAAGACACTTTCACTTATTCTAATTTTAGCTTGGCTGCTGGGCTCCTGTACAGGCGAGTCGGCTTTACGTACCCATACACGTTCATTTATAAAAATTTCTAGAATAGTCGAGTTTAGCATATGCAAGAAGAAGAAAAAGAAGAAGAAAATAGTTGAAGATTGCGGGCCCGCTCCCATAGCTACTTGGGGCGCCCAAGGTTCCGGTAGTGTCGTCGCCGCTAATGCATTGGGTGTGTTTGTGCTGAGCGCACAACATGTGTGTGCTGATCCGCGGGACGACGGCCTTTTTATGCATGCCCTAACAGAGCAGCTATTGAGCGACCCATCTATTGAGCGATTCAAAATTACTGTGGTTCACAGAGTCACAACACACGAAGGTGAGGTTGCTAGAATGGAGATAATAGCAGAAGATCGAGAAATTGATACGTGCGTTGCTTTCGCGCCAAATCTCAAGGTGAAACCTCTGAAACGTTTTTACGGTACTCTGACCAAGGGAGAGACTTATTATAATATAGCAGCTCCGCACGATGTATTTCAGCCAGGTGCCATACCACTGTTTAGCGGCCGCTATTCGGGAGACCTCGACAAGGATCGTTCTCTTTTTACTATTCCCGCGTCCGGTGGATCCTCAGGGTCTCCAGTGTTGGACTCCAATGGACGCCTCGTGGGAATGATACATTCAGTTGTGGATGGGTTTCCTCATGTAAGTTTTAGTCCGCGGATCCCTAAGTTAAATGCCTTTATTGACGATAATATAAGGGATTACTATGATAAGTGGTACAAGAATATGCTAGAATTAACAAGACCAAAATCTAATTAGTATAGTAAAAGGGCGAAAAGTGGCGAAAAAGACTTACGTATTAGACACAAACGTTTACTTGAGTGATGCAACCTCAATCAGCGCTTTTGGTAATAATGATATTGTTATTCCTCTTAAAGTACTTGAGGAGATCGATAAACACAAAAAACGGCAGGATGGTGTGGGTGCCAATGCACGCAAGATTATACGAACATTGGACGAACTCCGCGATCGCGGCTGTTTAAGGAAGGGCGTGCGCTTGGGTAAAGGAAAGGGGATCGTTCGTGCTCGCCCTTACAACGCCTCAACAATACTACCCCATTCTTTCGATATTGAAAACGCTGACAATAAGATAATTGGTGTAGCATTAGGCGAACAAGAGGAAACTCCGAAGCGCAAGGTTATTGTGGTCTCGCGTGATATTAATATGCGCGTCAAGTGCGATGCTTTAGGGATACTGTGCGAAGGATATGTCGACAATCAGGTGGTCGAGGACTTGGATGATGTGTATAGTGGGTTTACAAATCAACTCGTTGATGAGCAAGTAATTGATCGGTTTTACAACCACGAAGACGTGATATTGGACGAAGAGACTAATAAGCTGTATGACAATCAGTTTTTGATGCTTGTTTCAAATTCAAATCCGAAGAAAACAGCTCTTGCACGCCTATCTTCAGTGAAAAAGCCTCTAAACCCAATTATTGAATACAGGCAAGGAATTTGGGGCGTATATTCTCGTAATAAAGAACAGACATTTGCTATAGACTTGTTAATGAATGAGGATATCCCAATCATCACTCTCACGGGTAAAGCGGGATGTGGCAAAACCCTTTTGGCCGTCGCCGCCGGGTTACAACAGGTGCTTGAAACTAAAAAATACAAGCGACTAGTCATTTCACGCCCGGTTCAGCCGCTAGGGAAAGATATAGGGTTTCTACCCGGTACGCTGGAAGAGAAAATGGCCCCATGGATAGCGCCGATTGAGGATAACCTAAAGCACCTAATGAACGATGACAAAGCATCTTTGGACATGTATACGGATAAGGGTCTTATCGAGGTTGAAGCCTTAACTTACATACGCGGCCGCTCGATTACAAATGCCTTTATTGTGATAGACGAGGCTCAAAACTTAACAAACCATGAATTAAAGACTATACTTACCAGAGTAGGAGAGAACACAAAAATAGTACTTACCGGAGACATTGAGCAAATCGATAACGTCTACTTAGACGAGACAACAAATGGTTTGACATACGCTATTGAAAAATTCAAGGACTGTGAACTAGCGGGCCATATCTCTCTACGAAAAGGAGAGCGCTCGCGAGTTGCTACCCTAGCTTCGAAAGTACTGTAAAATAAGGAAACAAGAGTGATAAAAGCTGACGATATTAAAAATGAAGAATTACTGTCGGAGGTGAATGCCGACACTGGCCTCAAGAACCTAGTTGTAGATTATGTAGGAACTAAACTAACACCAGAAGATGATTTGATTACAGTGGAAATGGTGGTTGAGGTATTTGCGGAGGAATTTCCTGAGTTTGTTCTTTCTCTTGCTGAGGAAAACTGGATTCGCGGTTATGAGCAGGGACTAGCCGACCAGCCCGGCCTGCTAGACGATCTGGGCGCAGACTCTGGGGAAGATGTCTAGGACGCGTCAAAATTTAAGCACTCTCTTGACGGAAGCACACATAGTGTCCTATAACCTATACGATATTCCGGTCTATTTTAAGGACAAGTTCACTGATCAGGATATTGATGTCGATGCAGCCATGCAGGAGATCGAGCAACGTATACCCCCCCAATTTTTATATGGTATCGATACAATTTTTGTTGGTTCTTTTGAAGATTTTGATAATAAGAATACAAATGCAAAATTGGAGAACGGCGCCATATATATCAGCAACGAACAGGATAGCGAAGAAGACATGATTGACGACATTGTCCACGAGATTGCTCATAACGTTGAAAATTTATACGGTGAATCTATTTATGGAGACAGTGCGGTTGAAGTGGAATTCTTAGGGAAACGTAAGCGGTTGTTACAAATACTACAGGCAGAATACGGTCATGATGCCGTTAAGCCAGTTGTGTCGGGATTCCTAGAACCAGAGTATTCCGAAAAATTTGATGAGTTTTTATATAGCACAGTTGGTTACCCAGCGCTGGTATCACTAAGTATGGGTCTTTTTGTATCACCCTATTCGGCGACATCCCTCAGAGAATACTTCGCGACTGCCTTCGAGCAGTATTTTTTGAAGGATATGGAATATGTGAGGACTATAAGCCCTGCAGTCTACCGTAAAATAGAGGAGGTTCTGAGTGAATCTCAGGAGATTAGATAAATGAATTGTAAGATTATTTTAGAAACCGAGAAGGAGGTCCGGGTGGAACTAACTCTGCC